GAACTCGCATAAGTTCCGCAATGATCTGTCGTGCCATATCACGGAAGGCATCTTCTACAGACTTAGTACCATCTATGATGGACATGAAGGCATCGCCCATAGAGTCTTCTATTGTAGCCTTTAACTCTTCTTGTTGTCGTTTAGCATCTTCGATAACTTGCTGACGTTTTTTCTCAGCTTCCTCAAGTTCAATAGTCTTGTTGATCTGAGCTTCAAGGTCGTTTATGGCTTTGTCACCATATTTCTCGAAGTCTACACCAAGAGCTTGTATTACACGCTGACGAGCTTGTGTCTTACCGACTAGGGCTTGCTCTAGTTCAAGTTGCTTACGAAGTACAACTAAGGGGTCTCTTGCAGCTTTTTCTGCTGCCTTGTCTGCCGCATCTTTAGCTTTTTTATCTCGTTCAGCCAGAGCTTTAGCTAAGTCAGCTATTGCAGTTTCCCCTAGAGACAAGATGTCTTGCCCTTGTAAGAACTCTTGTTGTTTCTGTTGATCCAGTACAGCCTGTAAGTCAGCTATTGCTTCCTCTGTAAGTAACCTTAACTCTATATCTAGTGTGAGGTCTTTTTTTCGCATCTCCTCAAGAGCATCATCTAAGTCGTCAAGAGCCTCTTGTGTTAGTATGTCGAGGTTTACACCAAACTCAAAATCTCTCTTACGCATTTCCGCAAGGGCTGCGTCGAGGTCAAAAATAGCGTTGTCGGCTAGTATGTCTAACTCTAAGTTAAACTCGAACTTTCTTCTGTCTATTTCATCAAACACTGCCTCAATAGACTTTCTTGCATCAAAAGTCAGAGCTTGTAAGTCATTGTACAGATCATTTGCATCTGATATACTATTTAAAACCTCTTTGGGTATTGGTGGGAGGAGGTCTTTTATTGATACAGAACCACGCTTGAGTCTCTCAAGCATATTTTGGCTGTCTGTAGACATGCCGTTAAGTTCACCACGGGCTTTATCAATTTCAGTGGTTAGGTTAATAACCTCAGTAGTCACATCAGAGAAATTTGAAACGTCTAGCTCAGGAAAGTTTTCTAAGTTAGCCCCTAGTTTTACTAGTACATCCCGAACAGCTTCTAATGCTTTAAGTTGTTCTTCTGGTCCTTTAGCCCCAGAAAGGTCGTCTAACCTCATCTTTAAATCTGTTAGACCAATAAACTGATCGGGAGTGTATATCTGTCCCCTTATCCCACCCGCTGCTACACCAAAGGCTTGTCCAAGTTTATTTAAATCTGTTACTGAGGTGCCTAGTCTTTTTGTTGAACTTAAGGTATCAGAAACAAAATCAGTCAACTCTTTGTTAGCACTTTTAAGAGCTACTTTAGCTTTAGCTAACTGATCTTCTAATTTAGCTAAATTTGTGGCCTGAATAGCGTCTGCATAGTTACCGTACTTTTTTATAAGCTCGTCTAGAGGTGTTTGAACATCTTCAAGAGTGTTTTTTAGTGTAGTATGGATTTTGTTGAGGAGATCGACTTGGTCTGTTGCCTCTTTTGCCTTATCTCTCATGTTAAGTAGGGCTGCGCCAGCCATACCTATTACTGGAATTGCTATAGATAAACCAGAAGATAGTGCAATCAACCTCGTAGCAGACATTTTCAACTGATCTGCCATTAAGGGGAGAACACCAGCTAACTGAGAAGCCTGTTGTGAGAAAGCTACAAAAGGGTTAGTTCCAGACTGTACCTGAACAATGAAGTCAGATACCTGATAACCTGCTTGTTGAGTAACCACCCCCATGCGGTTACTAGACTTAGTAGCGGCCATTTGTACTTGGTTGAACGCAATTAAGTTCTGCCTATACTTTAGCAACTCTGCGCCAGCTTCACGCACAGTCATATTGCCGTTAGCAATCTCTTGTCGTAGTAGCTTCTTTAGTTGTAAAGTACGTTGTTCAGTGGCATAACTAGCATCATAACTTGAGCGAAGTCTGTTTAAGGCATTAGTGTTATCTGCAATAGCTTGCTCGTGAGCAATAAAAGCCTGTGCAGACTGTTTGGCAGACTTATTAGCTAAGTTTAACTTTTGATGAGTAGTCTCAAGCTGTGCGTTAATCTTACCCTGTTGCCCTTTAAACGTGTCTTGCCAGCGTTTAATCTGACGGAAAGATTGTTCAAAGGCTGTAGCAGTGTTCTTAGACGCTTTCCCCATTTCCATGAGGATGTCAAGCGACCTCGACAGGTCACTATAGTCAACACTAAACTTAATATCATCAGCCATTAGCTACCCCTAAGTATACGACATCTAGACGCTTGATTGCTTCTACTTCCCAAGATGCAAGTGGTATCTCTGTCAATTCTTTCCACGCCTTAATTTGTTCGTATGTTATCGGGTTTGGGCCTGAGAAACCAGCAGACCTACTGTTGCTTAATGTAATAAAGGCAGACCAGACATGAGATATAACAACTGGAAATTCTGTCGGGGATTCCAATGCTTCAATCTTACGTCCAGTCTGCCTCTCTACTTGTTCTAAGTGTTCACGTTCTGTAGTACCTGACTCTGTGGGCTTATTCAGTTTAAACTGATGTTCTGCCCATTCACACAAGTCTGATACTACACCTTCATAAAATCCAAAGAGGTATTTAGAGCCTCTTCAATCTGTTCACGCAACCAAAATACTTCTGAGTAGATGGCTTTAGCTTTTGCAACAGTAAACTTTGGTTGTTCACCATCGAAGGTGAGGTTCCATTCTTTTGTTGTCTTAGCCAAAAGTTCCAAGCCAGCGTCCTCTAGCTCCTCTGCTGTAATTTCTAGTCCCTTCTTACCTTGTACTTTCTTAAGGCGTTTGTTTGTCTGCTCATGTATAGCAGCCTTGTAAGCCTTAGAGTGTGGTGCATGCATAGTGATAGTCATGGGAGACTTATCATCATTGGTAAGTGCATCTAGAGTTGCAGGGTGTACAATAGTAACATCTACAGTGTCACTGCTTGGAGTTAAATCTTTCAAGTCCATGTCGAGTTTCCTTGTTATATATCGGGAGTTATTATCATCATTGGTAAGTGCATCTAGAGTTGCAGGGTGTACAATAGTAACATCTACAGTGTCACTGCTTGGAGTTAAATCTTTCAAGTCCATGTCGAGTTTCCTTGTTATATATCGGGAGTTAAGTTAAGAGCATATAGTTTGGGAGGGTTCCCAAGTGTTACTCTTTTTTAGGTTTAAGTTTGCGGGTAAAACTTGCAAATTCCAAGGTACATGTAATCCACAAATATCTGGGTGGTTGAGGGGTACTATGTGATCTAAGTGGTGTTCTTCACCTGTTAAAATAGTTGCATCATCCCTAAGGTCGTACAAGTACTGCATCTGATCTAAGTGATGTAACTTTACCCAATTTGGTGTTGCTTCTTTCACACGTTCTTTATACAGCTTACGCCAGAATTTTTTTGGTCTGCAGATACCTTTTTGTTTAGTCGGATTAGGTGTTCTCACCCTTTTATAGTCACACTTGGCATTCCACTCACGATTGCTTGCGTTTCTACACTGTTTACACTGACTATGATATCCACTACCCTTTTTATGAAAGTTTGTTAGGGGTAGTTTTTTATCGCAAGCGGTGCAATGCTTCATGTTAAGCCTTTTTATTGTGGGTCGAGAGCTACCCGACAAGCCCCCGACCCGCCCTAGCTAGGGATTACGCAGATCGTGTGATCTTTAGGTTTGTAGCCTCTGTTGTATCACGTAGAGCTACGAATGAGATATTGACGATACGTGATGTTGGTCCATCGACACCTACATCTGCACTATTCACTTTGATACGTGGGAATAGGAATGTCATGTCGTTAGTTCCATCACCTACAGAAACCTCTAGTGCTGTCTCTGTCTCATTCAAGAAGCGGTTAATCAAAGCTGCATCTTCAAAGTATGCTGTCAGTGTACCTTCGACTTCTGCACGACCAACCTCTAGTGAAGGTGCTGCATCATCACCGATAACGAATGTAGGTGCGAAGCTGTTTGTCAATGTGAAGTCTAAGCCAGTTACGATAGCAGAAGCTGCTAGTGAAGAACCTGTGTCTGCAATCTTAAGATCGCCTGAGTATGCATCGAAAGGTGCTGCACCTGATGCTGCGTCTTGTGTCTTCTCTGTAGCACCGATAGTCATGTCTTTACCGACCATACCAAAAGTACCTGTGACCATTTGGTTAGGTGCTAGAGATACTGCTAGAGAGTTTACTGTCATACCTGTAAATAAACGAGCTTGGTCGATGTCTGCTGCGTAATCTTCGATAGAGAAGTACTTAGGTGTTGTACCCACTTTAAGGACGTTAGTTGACCATGTGTTAAGCATTGCTGCTTCTAGTAGTTCATCGTAGTCTGCATCACGTAGGTCAGCTACAATGTCACCTGCTGTCTGACGGTTACCATGACGGTCAACTCGTGGCATACGGTCTGACTGAATGTCATTACCTGCAACACGATCTTTAGTTAGGTTTAGTGAGTGTGTTGTGAATGGTAGGTTTGTGAAGTTACCTGCTGGTGTCGTACCGAAAGTTGATTCTACAATGTACGACAAGCTGGAACGTGAGCCTTGTGCGAAAGCCATATTGTTTTCCTCTTATTTGTAACAGTACCACCCGATATTCAACGGGACATAGTACCAAGGGGTGTCTACAAAACCAACTTGCCGTTCAGCGTAGTCGATAGACACGTCGATTGCGTTTGTAGCAAGCAGCTTAGAACCTGACTCGGTTACTATAAAAGCCTCTTGCTCAGTTAAAAGCCTTTCATCTACAATGTCCCAGTAAATGTGGGTAGTAGCTTCAAATGCAGCCTCAACTATATCAAGATAGTCATTAGCGACTTTAGGGCCATTACCTTCTGGTGCGTAAGCTGTGACGACAAATACACCTTGGTATCTCTGTTGCGGGTTAAGACCTCTTACAGCAGGTCTACGGAGTGTCGGGAGAAAGTTCACCTGTAAGAAGCTAGTGCCTGTCGTAGGACTAAAGCTGACATTCTCATAGGCAATGTTAGGTAGTCCAGAAGTGTTAGCCAACTTGCTTTCTAGAGCAGCCCTGATGTCATTATTTACGTTAGCCATAACGGTTCCTTAACTGTGTGAACACAAAGTAGCCACCAGTTCTAGGCCAGAACTCACCATGCTCTACTGCCTCTGCGTGTGGACTATCGTTTCTTAGGGTTATAGACCTACTTTCACTAAGGTCAATCGCATTGAGGTCAGTGACTAGGTTATCTAAACCTTCTTGACGTTTAGCTTGTGGGTTCTGACCTTTAGGTTTACCCTTTGAGGTCTTACCTCTACCACGAGAACTACTATTAGTCTTGTATGAGAAAGAAGTTACGTAAGCCCCAGTATCGACAGGCGATAGAGTAACAGCATCTTGAGCCATACTAACAAGACGATCTTTGAGCATATCTTCTGCGGTTTGCCCAACAAGGCCAATCTTGTCGTAGAAAGACTTATTTATCTTCGCTGTAAACTGCTGGGACATTACTCACTCACATCACAAATGTAACATAGCTTTGCAGTACCAGAGTAAATGACTGTAACCCTAGTGATGTTAACGGTATCGTCTACACCTACCAACTGGTCTTCATCATCAGGTTCTACAGCAAGGCCTACAGCGGAAATGACACATTTACGAGTACCACGACGAACTTCATCTACGTTAGCTACAATACCACGATCATAGTTGTAGAAGTAAGCTGTAACAGAGTAATCTGTCGTTGCTGCACCGCTCACTGCACCAGTAGCTGGATCATAAGAACCAGAGGTGGTAGTCTTACGCAATGTAACAGTCTGACCGAAGTCATTTACTAGGTTATAGAGTTCGAAAGAACGAAAGGACATCTATACCCCCTATGCGTAATCTGTGTCGTCTGTATTGTAATCTGGTGGGTTACGGAAACGATCTCGACGGAATGAAGGTTCGATACGGTTAGTATTACCACGAACAGCCTCTACACCTGACTTAGTTAGTCCACCAGCTTTGATGCCGATAGTAGCAGATGACTTCTTACCTTGATACTCTAGGTTCTCTGCCAGCTTACTATACTGACCTGATAGATCACTGTAGTCAGCCTTAAGTGCGCCATCTAGTGATGTAGTAACCTTACGTGCATACTGTGCTGCTACTGTACGTGCGCACCATGCAGCGGCGTAGTATACGTTATCATTAGCTTGAGCTAATCCGAAAGTGATCTCTTCGTTCTTAACTTGCTGGTCATTGGTATCTGTGTCACCCAACAAAAGGCGAACAGTGTTTAGACGACCAGAAGCTGTCGTTGTACCAAGATCAGTTTCATCGTAGCTCCAAGCCATTAGTCTACCTCAAAGTGTCCGTAGTTTCTACGCCAGCTACGAATAAGCCCACGCTGTTTATCTAGTATCTTAGACTTTTTACACTTCTGCTTTTCATATGCAGCGTTGTTAGCAGTCTTAGCTTTGACCTTTTCGTTGATAGAATTAACCAGAGCGTCTAGTTGTTCTGCGTCTAGTGCCTCTAGTCCATCACCCACACGAGCCTTAGTTTCTAGCTCTTCGTTGTGATGTAGTTGGTACTGATTGTACATACGAAGGACACGCTCATATGGAATAGACAACTCTTTCCACGGAAGGTGATCGCCTTGTTTGTACTTGTCGTCCCAAGGTTCTTTTACGAAAACTGGTCGGTCGATTTGAAAAGGGAGTCGGGTCATAGTTTATCTTTCGGGTTGATAAGGT